GCGCGGCGGGCGCGAAGCACCGCCTCCTTCTTGCCGATGGCCGCAAGGCGCGCGCGGGTCTGTTCCTGCTTACGCCTGTTCAGAATCATTCTGAGTGCCATGATGAATCCTCCCTTTCATGTCCTGTTTCCACTGTTCCAGCGCCCGGCGGCGCATGGCTTTTGCGCTTTTGCAGCGCGCCTCCACGCCCGTATCCTCATACGCCGGGAAGGTGACGACGCTCACCTCGTAGAGCGTCAGGCGGCGAATGGTGAAATGCCAGCCGCTGTCGCGCTGGATCTGTTCTTCCGCGGTGATATCAAACCCGATGGAGCACTGGCTCACGTCGCCGCGCTGCACGCGGGCATACAGGTTCAGCGCGTCCTGATCGCCCTCGTTGACGGCAATGCTGCCCCAAAGGCCGTGCTCATCCACGCGCAGGGTCAACGTTCCGGCACGCGTCCGGCCAAGCACCAGCCGGGTATCGTGGTCAATCAGCGCGCGAACGTCGCCGCTCAGCTGATCGTCAAACGCGTGCGGGTCGATCTGCTCGGTGAAGCCGTCGCCCATGTCGTACACGCCGCTGAACGTGGCAAAATAGCCCTCAATCCGCCGCTGTCCGTCCGTCTCCGTCGCGTTAAACGTCGCCGGAAGGCTGCGGGTCTGCCATTTGGTTTTCGTGCTGTTCTTCCCCCTCTTCATGACCGACCAGCTTCTTCTGGTCGCCCAGCCTGTCGGCCGGAATATAGTTTTCAAGACCGAGAATATCCTCCATCTCAGGCGAAGGCGGCAGGCCGACCCAGTCGCGCCACTCGTTGCGGGTTATCGCCATGCGATCCACCATCTCGCGGCCCGCGCTGATGCACTTATCCAGATCGTAGTTGGTCAGGCTGCGGCTGTTCAGGCGGAAATACCGCGACGGCGAAAGCAGCAGCGCGCGGGTGAGCGTCTGCTCGATAACGCGGGCCACACGCATCAGGCGGTTGGCGACAAACCAGTTGAACTCGTCGGCCTTGAACTCGCCCACGCCCACCAGAAACGGCGGCACGCCGAACATGGCGGCGATGCTGCGCTTATCCAGCTCAAGGCTCTTGTCGATGGCCAGATCCGAAAGCGTCAGCGGCTTGATCTGCTCGATCTTCATGCTCTCCGCCGGGATGATCCACGGCCGCCCGTTCTCGCTGTCGCTGATATACTTGTCGGCGATCTTCGCGCGTCCTTCCGGGCTTTGCATATCTTCCGTCAGGCCGTCCACCTTGACGATGATCGACGGCTTGGGCGATTCCATCAGCGCCTGCCGCGTGGCCTGCGTCTGCCGAATGGAGCGCACCACGTCGGAAAGCGCCACCTCATAGCCCACGCCGCGCCACGGATATTCAGGATCGGGATTCAGCGCAAAGTGAATCACTTCGTCCGGCGCGAGCGACGCGCCGTTAATGCTCACTCGGTAGCCCTGCCCTTCCGGCACAAAGGCCACACGCGAGGGCGGCACGGGATCAAGCCGCATCAGCAGCCCACCCGCAAAGACGGGCAAGGTCACCTGATTGCCCTCGGTCATCAGCGTGCGCACGACGGCCTCCATGAAACTCTGATGGGTCATCAGCGGGTTCGGCGTGATATCCACCATGCGGCTCAGTTCGTCCTTGACGCGCACGTCGCCGTGTTCTCCGTTTTCCATCAGGTGAATGGTCATGCTGGCGATCAGCTCGGCATAGACGTTCACGCACATCATCACCTCCGGGCACTGACTCAGCGGCCTGTATCCGTCGGCGATCAGCACCCGCCAAGAGTCATCCGGGCAGATGGCCACGGCCGCGCTGCGGCGCTGCACCTTCGGCGCGTCCCGGCTCCGGCGCGCCCGTTTGCTTTGTCTGCTCATGAATCAAACCATCCTTCCGTGTCGGTCTTGCCCATATCCTCCAGCATGCGAACGGTTGCAAACACATCCGCGTCGAAGATGTCAATGCGCCGGTTCGGCTGCACCTTTTCGTATTGCACCATCTCGTCCGTCTTCTCGATGGCCGCGACGTTCTGCACGCAGTAGGCGTAAGCCTCGCTGCCCAGATAATAGAGCGTGTGGTTGCGCGCCGCCGCCTCGATGTGGCGGAAGCCCTCGCTTTTCTTGTAGAAATACTGCGGCTGATCGATGATCTTGAAGCCGGCCTTTTTCATGCCGATAAAATATTCCCGGCAGAACTTCCGGTCGTGGCCGACCTCGCGGATACGAAAGCCGCGCTTCTTCATTGCGACGAACCAATCCACCACGAGCTGATGGTTGTTCGTCGGCGCGTTACACAAGTCGAGCCAGCCATCCTCCGCCCAGCCAAACAGCGGGATATCGTCTTCCTCGGCCTTTTCTGTCGCCGCCACAAGCGGAAACCACGCATGCGGCACGACGATATCAATGCCCTTGTATTGCCCGTGCAGCGCCGAGGCGGTCAGGTCGTGCAGCTTGGAAAGATCAGCGCCGCCGTACCACTTCACGCCTTTCAGCGCGGCCAAAGCCTTGAGCTTGCGTTCCAGCGGCCACGCGGGATCAATGCCCAGCGCCTCGCCCGCCAGACGGTCGCTCGTCTTAAACATCTCGATGTTGAAATACGCGCGCAGGCTGTTGGTGAAGATATTGATCCGCTTGTTGAGAAAGTTGCTCCGCGCCTGCGGGTCGTTCTGCGCCTGCAAGCTGGTCGCCAGAATTTCCTCCGGGCGAATGGTCACGCCGTAATTGGGGTTCGCCTTTTCGTGCTGGATGGGGTCGGTATAATCCACCGCGCCATCCTCGGCCTGATCCGCCCGCGCGATGAAGATAAAATAGCCCTCATCCCGAATCTGGCCGGAAACCACGCGCGCGCAGTAATCCAGCCGTTGGGCGCAGAAACCCGTCGCGTTGTCGCCTGCGGTCGAAATGCCGACGACGAGCTTGTTGGTGTAGGCGTTGGTCGCCTCCTTGAGCACGTCGTACTGCTTGCCGCTCTTGTAAGCGTGCAGCTCGTCGGCGATGATGATGTTCGCGTTGAAACTGTCCTGCCCGTCCGGGTTGCTGGCCAGCGCGTTGAGGGACAGCGAACCATCCGGAAAGTCGCGCTCGATGGCATGCTCCATGTTGTTATCCAGAATCCGCCAACCCGCCGCCCGCGCGGCCTTCTCCGAGCGATACAGCCCCTTTTCGACGTTGTAGCGCCAGCTGTCGAACGTCTCCATCGCCTGCTTGAGCGTCGCGCCGACGACGTAGACCTTCGATCCGCTCGCCCGTTCCAGCAGGCCGAGCGCCCACGAAAGCGCAGCCACCACCAGCGTTTTGCCGTTCTTGCGCGGGATGAAGATAAAGGCCTCCTTGACCACGCGCTCAATGGTGCCGCGCTTGAAGAAGATCAGCATGCCGTAGATGCAGAACTTCTCCCACGGCTCAAGCAGAAACGGCTTGCCCCGCAGCGGTTTGCCGTCGAGGCTCTGCCCTTGCCGATGCTTGAACGTCGCCTCGATGACGGCGATCACGAAATCCGCATCGGTCGTGTTCACGTCGTATTGGCCCGAAGCCAGCATGTCGCAGAAGCGCCCACAGGCCATCACGATTTCACGCCCGGCGATTTTGCGCCCCTCCAGCACGTCGGTCACATACGCCCGGATGCACGCGGCCTGTCTGCCGGAAAGCCCCGCCAGCGCCGCGCGCTGCCGCCCGGTCATCCGCTCAGATTCTTGAGCGCCGCGACAAGCGGATCTTCCTGCGTTTTTGCTGCGGCCGCCGCGTCGAGCTTCTTTGCGCCCGCCGGAGTCAGACCGAGCGCCGAAAGATAGGCCAGCACGTCCTTGCGCAGGCTTTCCAACGTGGTGACAATCGGGGCTTTCTTTGTTCCGGTCGCCGTGCTCGTCTCATACGCCCAGCCGGATTCCTCAAAAGCGCGGGTCAGCGTGTCATACTGCTCCATCAGCTGGGCAGCGATGGCAATCGCGCTCTCGTATTCCGGGCGATATGTGCCCAGCTGCTTCATGCTTTTTCGCAAAGCCAGCGTGTAATTTTTCGCCACAGACGACTTCCTCCCGCAAAACTTTGAAAATCGACCCGGAGAGGGAAGCATCGCCCCCTCCCGGTCACTGTTCCCCCCCCTTCAACAATTCGCGCGCGGGGGGGATTGTTTCAAATCGTGCGTCCGCCGCCCCGAAATCGTCCCGATTTTCTGCCCTTTTCCGGGTGCATTTTGTTGTGACATGCCTCGCAAAGCGCCCGCCCGTTAGCCAGATCATAGGCCAGTTCCGGGTGTTCATCGAGGTGCTGAATGTGATGGGCCACCGTCGCGCGCACAGGCAGGCCGTCCTTGTCCGTCCGCCCGTATCGCCTGCAT